TCCAAGAGAAGCTATGGGTATCCGTAGTGCAGGTGAGAAGACAGCCTTTGAAGTACAGCAGTTGATGACTGCAGCAGGACGTATCTTCCAACACAAGACTGCAAACTTTGAAAGAGTATTCCTAGAGCCTATACTAAATGGTATGATAGAAGCTGCTAGACGTAATATGGATTACGCAGATACAATAAGGGTTCTTAACGAAGACTCAGGTTTGTTCTTCTTTGAAGAGATTACAAAAGAAGACATAATGGCTAACGGTAAGATTGTACCTATGGGTGCTAGACACTTTGCTGAAAGAGCACAAAGAGTACAAAGTTTAACACAACTTTATCAGATTAAATTAGCAGACCCAACTGTTGCTGTTCACTTGTCAGGTAAAGAGTTTGCCAGAATCCTAGCAGATGAGCTAGGTGAACCTGCCTTGTTTGGTGAGAACGTAACTGTTACTGAACAGCTAGAAACACAACGTATCTCTACAGAGGCTGAAGTACAATACGAAGAAGAACAACAAGTAGCTATAGAGAAAGGTCTATAAATATGTATGGAAACACTAAAAAGAAACCAATCAAGAAGCCAATCAAAAAGAAATAGATGAAAGCTGCTTGGTTTAAAAAATGTAAGACGCAAGAAGACAAGGACAAGATCAAACAAAAGATTATGTCCAACTCAGAAAGTCTTCTGCTTCTTGAAGAGATTCTTGAGTCTATGCTTGAGGATAGATCAACTACGGCTGACTATGACAGCCCTTCTTGGTCACACAAAATGGCTGATCGTATCGGCTACAACAGAGCACTAACCCAAGTGCTCGATCTTATTAACCTAGATAAGGAATAGAACTATGGTATTTACTACTGATAATACTGCAACCACACAGGAAGATCAGAACAACGAGAATCAAGTACAGGAAACCTCTCAACAGGAATCCTTTCTTGATAAACTTGTACAGGCAAAGGGACAGAACTGGAAAGATCCTGAAGTGTTAGCTAAAGGTAAATTAGAAGCCGATGGTTACATTAAAAATCTTGAAGACCAACTCACTCAAATGAGGGAAGACTTGAAGAAACAGGAATACAAAAACGAAGTTCTTGATCAGCTTCAGACCAAGGCCGCTGAATCTACTGCAGCGACTAATGAAGTGCCTAATAATAACAGTAGCACTAGAGAACAGAATACCACTGCAAACTTTAGTGAGGAAGACCTGAAGAGCCTTGTAGAAGAGACACTTGGTCAGCGAGAGTTGGAAGCTAAAGTTAATAGTAACCTACAACTTGTTGATAAAGAACTAGAGGGAAGCTTTGGCACTGAAGCCAAGGCTCAAATCGAAAGGAAAGCTGAAGAGCTTGGTATGTCAATAGATCGTTTACGAGACATTGCTGCTGAGTCACCTAACGCCTTCTTTGCTCTTATTGGTGAGAACAAACGTCCTGTCAACCCTATGGTTTCTGGATCAGTTCGAACTGAGGGTGTCAATATGCAATCCTCTACGGAACGTAATTTCGATTACTATCAAAAACTTCGTAGAGACAATCGTAACTTGTACTATTCCGCTAAGACGCAACAACAAATGTTTGAGGACAAATCTCGTCTTGGCGATAAGTTTGGTGCATAAATAAAGGAACTTAGACATGGCAATGACCACATCTAACACTACGTTCCTGCAACGTGCTCAGGTCTACTCATCAGAATTAAAAGAGATTCTGCGTGATGAGATGATGGCACAAAGATATGTTCGTATGCTTGACGGTTTTCCTGACGGAAACACTTTCAACATTCCTTCTATCGGGCAGGCACAAGTGGACAACTACTCTGAGGACAGTGCTGTTACCTACCGTCCACTAGACACAGGTAACTTTACATTCTCAGTTGATAAGTATCTCTCATCAGCTACTTATATGACCAAGAAAGCAGAGCAAGACACATTCTATTCTTCAGAATTAATGTCACGCTTTGTACCTGAACAAGAACGTGCAATCATGGAACATTTCGAGACAACAACTCTCGCTGCTCCTGAAGCTGGCGTATCAGCTAACTCAAATGAAACAATCAATAGCATCTCAATGCGTATTGGTTCTTCACAAACAGGTGAAGTCATGGGTCTCAAAGAGTTTGCTTATGCACGTTACGCTCTGAAAAAACAGAACGTTCCAGACCGCAACTTGGTAGCCATCGTTGATCCTTCTGTTGAGTACACACTTAACACATTGACCAACGTAGTAAACGTGTCAAACAACCCACGTTTCGAAGGACTAGTTCGTGACGGTATAGCAACTGGTATGCGTTTCATTGCAAACGTATATGGGTTTGACGTATACTGCTCAAACTTCCTACCAACAGCAACCGATAACGCACTTCCAGATTTAGCTGCTGCTAACCAAGATTACTCATCAACAAACGGTGTTGTAAACTTGTTCTTCTCAGCGGATCAGTCTGTAAATCCATTCGTGGGTGCGTTTAGACAGCAACCTCAGGTTGACTACGACTACAACAAAGACTTCCAAAGACACGAGTTTGTAACAACTGCTCGTTATGGTGTCAAGTTGTATCGTCCTGAAAACATGGTTCGTGTTGTCACGAAACCAACAGTAGCGTAAGGAGGTAGATTAATGAGTTATGTAAACGCAGACGGTCTAGAAATTCTTACCGCAGGTGAACAGGGAACTCCCGCAAAGCGTGGTACTTCTCTTTCAAGTCAGAAGAAATCATTGGTGATGAATATCACAGGAACAGAAGTTCCTTCATCTGTGGCAACCCCACAAGATCACGATGCTTTCATTCCAGCAGGTTCGTACATCACTGGTGCTCACCTTATTGTCTCAACAGCTTTCACCTCAGGTGGTTCAGCTACATTGACAGTAGGTACTTACACTCAAGCAGGTGCTGCAGTTGATGCCGATGGTATTGACGCAACTATTGCTGTGGCTGATCTAGCTGCAGACAAAGCAGTAGCTTGTAACGGTGCAGCAGTAGGTGGTACAGCGACTGTTGGTGGCGCAGATGTTTATGTCGAAGCTATCTATGGCACAGCAGCATTTACTGCAGGTGAAGCCAAGTTGGTTATCGAATACATTGAGCCTTAATAAGCTAAAGGGGTGTTCCTTCGGGAGCACCCTACACATTCTTAGGAGTTTATAATGCCAAATATAAATCATTCAACACTAACTGATCCGTACTTACATGAGCCTAAAGGAGTTTCCTCTGCAAATGCGGCTGATGTTTATGTTGCTGATGGATCAGGTAGCGGCTCTTGGAAAGACTACGTTAATTATTTATCTGCTGTTCAGCCTTTTAGCAGTGGCTCACCACTTAGTATGGCTTTGACAACATCTGATGCTCAGTTAGTATTTAATGCTACTACACTAACTTCTAGCAACTTCTCAGTAGATTATTCAGCAGGATCATACACAAGATTTAAAAATACAGGTGGAGCAGGTGTTTTCTTAGTGACCTTTAATTTGTCTACAAAATTATCTGTAGGAGCTAGTCACGATGTGGAATATGCTTTATTTAAAAACGGTGTAGAGATAGTAGGATCAAGGTCTATTAGAAATCAAAAGACTGATTGGGGTTCAGTAACTGCACAAGGTGCTGCAGCCTTAGCAACAAACGAGTACATTGATGTTAGACTAAAGGCTGACGGAGCTTGTACCTTAGTAATAGCTAACGCTGTTATGAACATATCAGGAGTCATAACAACATGAGGACTACTCTTCTACAAATGGTTCAGTCAATACTTAGTGACATGGATTCAGAAGCAGTTAACAGCATTAGTGACACTGTTGAAGCCCAACAAATAGGATCAATAATTCAGGATGTATACTACAATATAATAGCTGCTAGAGAAATACCTGAGCATAACAAACTTCTTTCTCTTACTGCTCTGTCTAATACAGCAAAGCCTACACACTTCAAGTATCCTGATAGAACTAAGGCTATAAGCAGAGTAGACTATAATGTAGGAACAATATCAGATAAAGATTTTAGAGAAATAGTCTTTGTTGACCCTATGACATTTATGGACAGGATGGATGAAAGCGGTCTTCTAGTAGAAACATTTGATGGTGCTGTAGATATATTTGTTCAAAATGACACCTCACCTTCTTACTATACGTCTTTTGATGATGAGTATATTATAATGAACGCTTACGAAGTTGCTAAAGAATCAACTTTACAAGCTGATAAAACCAGAGCTTGGGGTTCATCATACCCAACCTTTTCTCAGACTGATGGGTTTGAACCAGACTTGGATCAAACACTATTACCTTTTCTTTTAGCTGAAGCTAAGTCAACTTGCTTTAGCCTGTTTAAGGGTGGCTCTGATGGTAAGGTTGAGCAAGCAGCACGTAGGTTAAAGTCTTACGTACAGAATGATCAGTATAAAACAAGAGTAAGGACTACCAATCAGTATGGACGTAAGTAATGATTGATATAGAAACAGATACAATAAACCAGTATTGTGTAATACGTTCTGATAAAATGCTTTCAAAAATATACGTTGAAAAAGAAGAAAGTGGTTATGCTTTTTTTAAAGTAAGGTTTGAAAAAGGATCAGTTCCCGAAGAGTTGTCTAGTAGATATACTAGTCTAGAAAAAGGTAAACAAGCTGTAGAAAATTATTTATTGAACAAAAAGAAAACAAAAACTGTTCAACGTAATGAGTATGCAGACAAGCGAGAGATGGAACGTAATGGCTCAAAGTCTGAATCAAAAGACAGTCAATAACTTTGTCCGTGGATTAATCACTGAAGCTGCTGAGTTAACCTTTCCTGAAGGTGCTTCTGTTGATGAGCTTAACTGTGATCTACGGAGAGATGGTACTAGAAGAAGAAGACTAGCCTTATCACCAGAAGTTGGCAACCAAGCAATAGCTAATTACTTTTTAGGAAACGATGATGTTGTATCTGTTGGTGATTGGGTCAACGTAGGTGGTGATCCTAACAAACAATTCTTAGCTATTCAGATAGCTGAAAGAGTTTACTTCATAGACAAAAGTACAGCACCCTATTCTGCACAAGCTCACTTAGACTTTGTAAATTTACTTACCTACGAAAAAGCATCTGGTAAAGTTGAAGAAACAAAATGTCAGTTTACTTCTATAAAAGGTAAACTAGTAATATCTTCTTCACAAATGAATACTATAGTTGTTAATTACGTTAGTGCATCTGTTCTTACAGAAACACAAATATCTTTTGAAACTAGAGACTTTGAATTTCAAGGAACAACATCTGAGTACTACGAAACAAAAGCTTTAGCTAGTACAAGTGCTGACAGAAAGTATGATACTAAAAACACAGGTTGGGTAGGAACAAAAGGTGAGGCTGCTCTAACTACTTATTTAGCATTAGATGCTGACAGTAGTGGTGCTGCAGATAACTTATACCCACCTCTAACACATCCTTGGTACGCAGGTAAAGACTCAAGTAATGACTTTGATGCTGCTGAGTGGAATAAAGTATATGGTGGTACTACACTAACAGGCAACGGTCATTATATCCTTGACTTTTTTACCAAAGATAGAGGAACAGCATCAGGTCTAACAGGTCTGACTAAAATGACTGAAGTAGAAAGTTCTAGATTTACAACAGTAGAATCTTTTTCTGGAAGAGTTTTCTATGCAGGTTTAGAGAGTGAGAATAACTCAGGTACTATATTATTTTCAAAAGTAATTGAAGATGTAGGAGACTTTGGAATTTGTCACCAACAAAATGATCCGACATCTGAATATTCGTCTGATTTGTTAGCAACAGATGGTGGTGTTGTAAGAATACCTGATGCTCTTAACATAAGAAAACTATACGCTTACCAAAGCTCTCTGTTTGTATTTGCTGAGAATGGTGTATGGCAGATAACAGGCGTTGATGGAGTCTTTAGAGCTACAGAATTTTCTGTAAACAAAGTAACTAGAGTAGGTATAGATTCTGCGTCAAGCTTTGTTGCTGCAGAGGGTGTTCCGTTTTGGTGGTCTGAGACAGGAATACACACACTAGGGACAGATCAAGTATCTGG